ACAAATAGCTCGTGCTAAGTAGTCTAGATTACCAGTCCAAGGTAGTGCTGTCAAGTCCTGCATCTATGTTCGACACTATGTTATCCAAGTAGGCCCAGTCTAATTTATTTTTCTCAACTAGCTTTTCCCAACTCGGAAATCCTGTCAACAATTCGTCTACAGACACTCCCAACTGTCTCAATTTCTTCAAATCCGTCACTTCAAATTTCCGAAATGATTCTATTATCGCCTGGTTAGGATCTATTTTCAATTCCCTGACCAAGCATTCGAACAACAAACGCAACCTCAAATAGGCCTCCGGGTTCGACGCATATGTTCCATAAGCATGGCCTACACATGACATCATTACATCCAGCCCATCGCGATTCTTTGTTTCTCTCCCCCATACTGCTCGTATTAAAAATTCTTTCCACTCTCTGAAGGGCAAGAAGGTACTCTGTCCTTCCTCTTTGCAAGGGTTTAATATGAACTGGTGCTTCAACATGGTACATCCCTTACGAGACAACTCTCCATTCACAACATCTGAACAAAAGGTGGCTCCCGTTACTATATCTCGTATTATTACACCAAAATATCGCTCACAAAATCGTGCAAATTGATCTGCCGAAAAATACTGAGCTGCCAGTCCCTTACCTTTATTCCAAAGATGATCATCTCCATAAAAAACCGCTCGTATCGCATTAAAGAAAGCATCCTCCAACTCCTCTTGCATTCCCTCTGGAGCATTCATGATAGTATGTAAACCGAACAGGCAAAAGTACATTGCCATAATCCAAGAATCCATATGAGACGTATTCCAACATCCCGAAGGTACGCCTCCTCTCACCCATCCCCAAAAGTCGCCAAAAAGACGGGTCAAACGCATTATCATTTTAGATAGTAGCCACTTCGTTATCTTTCTCTTAAGAAGAAAATCCGGATCACTTTCTCTCTCATGGATCTGCATTGTACTGTAATATAAATTTGTAAAAAATTCCAACACAGTTTGATCGAAGTTCTTAGCGTCACCTTCTTCTATTATTGGATCAAAACAATTCTCGAAGGTTATTCCTAACATTCTCGCCAATTTATCTGCCCCTCCGCGAGAGTGGGTATGCCCAACAGCTATTACCCAGCCTCGTTCTCGATACTGCCGAACTCTAGATACTAATTTTTCTGCATGTATAAAGACACTAGATGGTATCACAAACACTCTAACTTTCTTCTTCCATTTTTCCCATTCCTCATCACTCGTTTGCTTCGCCCAGGAAAAGAAATTCTCATTCTTTGGTGTTATATTCCAGTAAACTGGAATGTCATCTCCCGTTCTAAGAAAATCTAGTATCGCTTCCACATCCTGAATGAAGGTATCTGTTTTCTTACCCTTCGCTGATACTAATATTGGATTCTCAAAGTCGTCATCCGTTATCGTAAATTGTGGACCAAAGTTTATCCCGCTACTCGCTCCCAAATATGTACCGTCTAGTACTGTCAGATTTAATTTTGATGGTTCAGTCCCATAACGGTATATTTTCATTTTATGATAGAGAGCATCCATAGCTGGCCCCACCAAGTCCTTTATTTCTTCAAAGGCTTTAGGGGGAACGTGGGTTTTTTTATTCATATTTACCACTGCTTCGCCATATTTAAACGGAAAAAGTTCCGACATGGCTGAAACAACATGTGGTCTTCCATTTGTTCTCCCCGCAACCTGATGCACACCTGAAAAACGTCGTAATAACATTTGCTTAAGTGTAGGTATTTGTTCGGTAGTTGTGGTGTCTAACATCAAATCCGTCTCTAAGACACTCTCTCGATCTACCCACTCTATTACAACTCGGTCCTCCCAACGACCTCCCGCATAATATCCTTTAGCATTCGGGTCGGTCTCTCGAGAGTACAATAACTGCTTCTTCGTGCGCTGGACTTTGGCAACTGGAACCTGTTTCATGTGGGTCCATACATTCTTTACCAAATACATCCAACTAATCATCCCTCCAAACTTTTCGCGTAGATAAAGATAATCCGACATCACCAATGATCGGAATACGCTACGATCCAAGGCTCCTAATTCAACACTCATGGGCCAAGAGCCTTTAAACTTCGGAGGAGGGACAGCCTGAAGAATGGAATGTCCTTTTTCTACGGATAATTTTATATATTCTGATTCCATATCTCTGGTAAAGGACCTCACGGGCACATCGTTGGATAACTCAAATCCTGCATTTATAGCGGCGGCAGACTCCTTTACTTTCTTTGTCATATCATCTCCTGAGGCAACATATTCGAAACCTTTAGTGATCGCATGGCAACCCCGCGTGGTCAGGGAACACGCACAAGTGGCGTGATTACACTCCGGATCTGTTAACTCGATGTCGAAATAGTCCAGTATTCGCGAATTTTTAAAGAAGTAATTAAGAGGGGTGTTACGGAAAACACTTAATCGTGATAATCGTTGCAGTACGAAATACTGGGTCCTTCGTGATCTAAACGGTGTTCGAACTAACAGT